CATCTCCATAATCAACTACTGTCGGTATCTCTCCAGTAGAAGGGGTTTCTGAATCCAATTCTGGACTTGAATAAGTTTCTCCAAAAGAAACTGTACCAACTTTTTTTTTTGAAGGTGTAGGCTCTTGTAGTTTAGTTTCAAATTCCTGAAACGTACCTAATTCAAATTCTTTACCTACATGGTCATATAGTGCTTTTCTTTTTGTTGGGTCTTTTAGTTTGGTTTCAAATTCTTCATAGCTTCCCAAGTTGTACTTCTTAGAAACTGCATCATACAAAGCCCTCTTTTTAGTAGGTGGGTCTTGCTGCTGTTCAACTTGTTCTGTTATTTCTAATTCTTCTACCATCCGTTTATTTTTTGTTTTTGTGTACCTTTCCCTTGCCCTGTTTGATTATTTGTATTTTCGCTTGCTTTGCTATTCATTTCTGATTTAGCTTTTGTTGAACTTACGTAATTTACATATTCATCCTGTATAGCTTCCTTACTTCTTGTTCTCATATTAGCCCCTTTAATATCTCTTGTGGCAGGGTCTTGATACAGTACTTTATGTTTCGTAAATCCTCCTTTACCATCAGGCACACGAACTTCATCCGGCTGTATGCCCATTTGTCTTTTCCCTTCATCATACCCACGAAGTAAATTCCATCTGTTAGGGTCAACATCTTCTTGGAATATCATTCTTATTTCTTGACCTTTATATGCCCCCCTATCAGGTATCATTGTTTTACCTACTTGCGTAAATACATTATCAGAAAGATTGCCAATAGTATTAAAATCTACATCCTTTCTTCCTCTTATTAATTCATCCTGATTCCTTTGGTTTCTTCTCGCTTCTGCGCCCCTCAATCCAATTAATTCCTTTTGTTCTTTAAATCGCCTATCCATTACTGCACCTATATCCTGTTGTGATTTTTCTTTTGATGAAGTGATAGGTATCTGTAAAACGGTATATGCTGCTGCCGCATCTTCTTCTGCAAAATCTTCTCTTATTGGATGACCAAAAACCTTTTCTGATATTTTATTTAATTCAGCTAATTGTTCAGGTGTTTTGTTTTTGATAAACTTTTCAAACCTTTTATTGCCATTGACTTTTTCAGATGCGAATGAATATATCTGCTCTGCTGTTTTGGGGTCTATGTTAGGAACTTCTGAAACTATATCATACAATGGATTAGTTGGGTCTGTCTGTCTTACAGCTTTAGTTCCGTACTTTATTTTGCCTTTTATTTCTTTACCAAATTCGCTTTCATCAAATGGTTTGTTAGCTAAAAGTGCAGGCATATCCATTTCTCTATGTGCAGGGTCATTTATTGGCTTGCTTTCCATATCTTCTGCTGCCATGTATTCATCATCATCTACAACCCACCTGTTTTCTTTACTTAGGTACATTTTGCCTCTTTCCAATGCTCTTTTGCCCAAATTCCTACTCCTTTCCGCTGCTGCATTTGCTTCCCTAAATAATTTTTCCATCTCTAATTGGGAAGCCCCATCACCCTTTCTTAGTAAGTCTTTATTTTTTATGCCGTATTCGTATATTTTATTACGATAATTTTCAATAACGGGTCTGTCCTGATCTCTTACCCCTTTATCATTTAAGGTATCGGGTAGTTTACGGTAATATTGGTCAATGGCATCTTCTCTGGCTTGTTTTTTAGCCCTTGCTTGATTGATTATATTTACATAGGGCATAGGGTTTAAACTGACTGCTCCCGCTGTATATAAATTTGATGGATTTTGTAACGCCATTGCTTAAATTATTATCAGTTTATCTTTAATTCTGCCACCATTTCATTCCGCTATTTTCCCATCTTTTTTGTGACCTGCTGCCGGAACTGCCAAAAATGCCAGACATTGAATTATTATTACCCCCCTCATACATATTTGCTGCTGCACCTAAATTATTATAGACATTTTGCATAGAAGCATTTTGCACTTGTACCTGTCCTGCCGCTTTCATTGCAGACAGGTTGTAGTTTTTTTCAAATGGAGCAATAAAGTTTTGATTAAACGCAGCCTTATCCTCTCCTGCTTTCATCCCTGCTGCCTGCCCTAATCTTGCAAACTCTTGTGCTTTTCTTTGTTCACCTGCTACTGCTGCTTTTAGTAATGAATTGTTTTGGTTTTGTATAATTGCTGGCACGTTAGCACCACCCATGCGCCTGTCTTGTCCTGACGCTATAGCTTGTGTTGTTCCCTGTTGTATATTTTGCTTCTGTAACTTATACTCTGCACTATCAGTTGGCTGTGTGTTATATCGCTGTAACGCTTTCTGGTAGTAATCTAATATGGATTGATTAGGGGAGTACTTTGGAACTTCCATCCCCTCTAATTTCTTTTCCGCTTTCTTTCTTTCGGAAGCTGCTCTTGCAGTAGAATAAACGCTATAAGCTGCTGTAGCTAATGGAATTACCCAAGGCATATATTATAAATTTAAAAGTGTTATACAATTATTTTCAACTCCATCAACTTCTACCATACCCATCTTTTTTAAAAACCTAATTGCTCTTGTATTATTTGGATATAACATGGTTATAAATTTACCATTAAATATTGACTTTACGGCTTCCCACCAATCTAACAGCACTTCTTTTTTTCGGTACTTTTTATTTATCCCAAATGAGTAAAGGTTATTTGGATATGTGCAAATGTAACCTATGGCTTCCCCGTTAAACATTACACCATAATAATCCATTTCCAAATCCTCCCATTCTACCATTTGAAATATCATGTTTAAAGTACTTGCAACTGCCCCATCCAAATCAAACTTATCCACATGGTATTTTTCAAATAACTCCGTATCTCCTTCGTATGCTATTCTTACCGCCTTTGGTAAGTCAAATTTAGATATTTTTTTCAACTCTACCACTATCTATTTGTTAGCGGTGAATCTTTAAACATTACCTGCGCTTCTGATAAAGTAATTTGGTTATTCGCATCATCTTTTTGAAACCTAATAACAAGATAATTTCCTTTAATTTCGTCCCCGTTTATTTTACCACCTATTGAATTAATATCTCTCTTAAATGCAGTATGAAACATGCTTTCTAAATCTTCAAATTCTGCATTTACCAATGTAGTTTCTTGTCGCTGACCTGAATAAGATTGGACGTTACTGTAAATAAGCGGACACGCCCAAATTGCACTTGCAAGTTCTGCTACACTCATCCATGATTTTTTCTCAAACAAATTAATGTTAAAAACTAATGTAATATAGCACTCGAATTGCTGCCCATAAAAATTACAGTAATTTGTGGTATTATTATGCAGATATAGATTACCGTTTAGCCACGTTACTATAATATCTTCTGCGCTTAAAGCCCATTCTGCATTATTGAAACTATAAAAAGAACTGAACCCGTTTCTACGCTCATTGAATGAGAAGGCGTAACTATCAATAGTATTGCCATTATTTGTTCCACCTTGTAATATGGGAATATATTGCCCATCAAAATTATCAAAACATCCTAATATTTTTGATGTTGCTCCATTTGATCGTAAATACGTTTTGTTATATGGTATGATTAAACTACGAATATAAAACTGCCCTTTATATAAATCCCCTATTGGTGTAAATCCGTCATTCGATAACCTCATTAAATCTCCTGTAACCACATCCGGGAAATAGTCGCTTATGGTAGAGCTAACAAGGCTTGTATATTGTGTACCTATGCCATGCTCCCCACTATAATACTTTATATTATTTTTGGTAAGTATTTCATTGGTAGTGGTAAGTTGGGATTCGCCTGAATTGTTTTGAATAAAGTTCCCAAATATTCCCATTTGCCCCACAGCCATATTTTGAAATATCCTTAATATACTACCTCTTGTTTTGAACCTTTGTATATCACCGTTAGACCTGTCTATTTCATTAAAGTTATTTGGATAAAACCTATTTATCTGGTTTATGTTTGTATTCTGTAGATATGGAGAACCCCACCTCATTAGCGTTCCAAATGAATTAGTTTTTTCATCTGGATTAACTGATTGAGTTCTCCCATTTGAATTTACTTTACTCTCATAAAAATCAGAAAAGTTTTCATCTATAACCCCTATTTGAAAATCTTTTGTAGGTTCAGAATAAGATAAATACCCAGAAACTAAGTTGCACGAACAATTAAGTGTAGATAAAATTAAAAATGCTCTTGTAGCTTGGGGTATTGTGATTAATTCGTCTATATTAAATGTAACTAACTGCCCATTTACTACATCATTTATAACTCCAAGATTGTGTCGTGTAGATATTGAAGCTGTATCAAGTATATACAAATCATATTGTATAGAACTTCCAACACCTCCTGTCACAACATTTATATTTATCACACCCTTTACAGTAAATGTGTAATCATTATTAATAACACTTATTGTCCATGCAGGCTGATTAAAATTTTTATACCAAATATCTTTGTTAATATCAGATACTATTGTATAATCTGCTGTACTATACGCTTGGAGTACTAATTTTTGACCTACAACATATTCATAATATGGCGCACTACCAGATAGTTGTTCATAAAAATCAGACTTTAAATCATATAATAAAGTATTACCGACCCCTATTTTTCTTGTCCTGTACCACGCATCACCTTTATTAAATTTGAATGTTGCGGGAGTAACTAAATCTGTACTTTGATTTTGTAATTGCCCTTGATGAAATGCAGATGCTGTGCCTGCATTCCCTATCCCATATTCTTCGCTAAATTCATAATAAACATCCAATCCTTCGGTAGCTGATTTTGCAGGTGTATATAGCTCTATGTAGTAATTATTATAATCCAACGAAAGCCCGTCACTAAAATTAAATACCCCCCCTGCACCGTTTAATGTTGGAAGTATTATTTTTAAAAACTGTCCTGTTCTTACAGCCCCATTTATATCTGGATTGATTACCTCATCGTATATTTCATAATCATGTGGGTATGCTGCGGTATATACAACAAGAGGCTGCCCATCGGAGGCGTATAATACATAAAAACTAATCCTATCTCCAGGTAAAAAATTATAAGATATTACAGAACTTGGGTTTACTCTTTTATACGCATTTATACTTTCAATTGATATGTAGGCGTATTTGTCATCTTTATAAGTTCTATCAGAAACCCAATTTAATGAAGTTTGTTTTGTTAGGTTAGCAGTCCTTACCCATTGATAAGACTTAGCCCATAAAGGAGGGCTGTGACGTATAGATGCAGTAATGTATGGAGTATAGAATAATAAAGTACCCAAACTCTTATTCATCCCTAAGTACTGTGTAGAAACATTGAAATCAGGGGAAGTAGTGACCCCGTTTGTTTTATATTTTTCATCAAAGTAAACTAACCCCCAATTTTCTTTGCTACTTGAATTATACGCAGGTATTGAATTATTAAGCGGGTTTACAAAAAACAATGTGGTAGTTATAGTTTCATTTGCTAATGTTACCTCAACTGTAATATCTAAATCTGCACCAACAACAACTGAACTAACTACCGTAAACGGGTTTACATTCAATAGATTCGCATATAAAAAAAACTGAACTCCTTTTGTAAACAATGGCAAAAAAGAAGCCCCATTGTTTATTCTTACAATGTTTGTTGCCAATGTTATTACAAATGTGGCTGCAATAGATTGATCTGTAGTTGATATATTACTTCTTAAAAGTATTTGGTTTGTACGGGATATAATAAGTTCATTGGCTGTTATGCTTACTTGCGTAAATCCTTGACCTGTGGCACTTGCGGAAAGCCCTGCTAACACCGTTGCGGGTGTATCCCCAACTATTGCAGTATAAGTAATTATAAATGTTGTAGCCCCCTCCAATACGGCTGATACAAATGTCTGCCCTCTGCGAATAGTTCCCACAACAACAAAGTGTATATCTTGCCCTGTTACAAAACCCTCAACCCCATATTGTGTAACTGACAATACATTATTACAATCAATAGCAAGTGGGTATTCTGTACCTGTTGCCATTGTAACATCTGGCACTACAGGGTCTAAACCTTCGGTAATACCTCCGTATAATATTACATTCCCATTAAGTAATTCCTGTGCATTTGCCCTATCTGGCACTCTGTCAAAGTCCAAAACAGATTCATCTAAATCTACGAATACATAGGCTTCGCTATTATAGAAATACCACAGGTAAGTATCATTATTATCAATAGTCAATTCTTCCTTGTCTAAAATGATAACGGAAAAGAAATTTGAAAATACATTCCCTAAACTTTCTTGTGCAGCTATCTCAACTTTTACCACGCTTGCATCTCCTGTTTGAATAACACACCCTATTCTACAATTTTTTGTTGGGTCTGTATCTGATTGCGGGTCTGTATAACCAAATGGGACAGGTATCTCACTAAATGCACTCCATGTTGATTTTTCATTATCTGGATACCAAAAGCGGTATTTAAACCGGAATATTTTTTTACGGAGGTTATTTACGCTTACTGCTGCATCATTTTCATAAGCACATTTAATCGGTATTGTGGGCGGCTGTTTGGCAATATCTAAGTATTCTTCTAACCAATTTGAACCATATAAATTATTTTGTGCCTGTAGAATATTTAGCCCTTTTGGTCTTTTATTTCTGGTAATCCAAATAAATATATCCCCGTCAATATCTGTAGTATAAATTATATTAGGGTCTGCCATTGGATAATCCAAATCAAAACCTAATATATCTGTTTGAGAATTTGTAAAACAAACAAGCAACGCTGTTATTACTCCCGTACTTATGTCATACATATAGATTCCATGCCTTGCATTACTGTTCCAATTTCCCCAAATAATCCTTTGATGCTTCCCGTCATAATAACCACCAATAGCTTCATTTGTTCCTACCGGTAAAAGCGGATTTACTACAAGTGTATTGCCTACAATATTTTCCGCGGTTAAACCATTACTCCCACCATAGAACCTTAAATTTAGTGCATCTATATGCTGATTTGGAAGTACATTTTCCTCCTTATCATCTTTATTTAATATACCACTAAGTTTTTTTATCTCAATCATTACGGAGGTGTTATATTATCTTCTACTGAAATTATTTTATCTTCTGGCAATATGTAATAAGGTGTATCAATGTAAAATGAAGGAGCTATTACATCTTTCATATTATACATAACCGATTGACCAACAGAAACACTACTATATTGGCTATTCATGGCATTTATAGTCCCGAAAACTATAGTGCCATTTCTATTGGGATCAAAAATAGCCTGCGTACTCCCCGCACCATAAATGGAAACTAACCCAACTCCTAATCTTACAGGTAAACTCATTTTTTAAGATTTTATAGATATTCTTTGATTAGTCAGATTCCATTCATACCCATCAGTTAGATTAACAGGGTCAAACCTTGCAATAGCCAACCTTCTTTCATTGTAGAAATCTTTTCTTCTCATTTGCTTATCTCCCAATGTGCCTTTCCTGCTATTAGGCATACTGATTATATCCTTCCATCTAAGATATGCTATAATAGCTTCCTTGAATTGAATAGGAACATAGTATTCACCACCTTCATCAGGGGAAGGAACATATTCTAAAACAACATATTCATAAGAAAAACTTTCAGACAAAACTATAACACCATTAGCGTTATCTATTTTATAACTGCCAACAAAAGGCGCACCACTTGGTACACCATATAAAGTTCCTAAAGTGTACCCGTTCCAGTAGTTATACCACCCTGTTCCTGTTTGCTGCTCTGTGGTAACAATAGACGGGTCTTGCGTTTGTGCTAATCTTGTTGGCTGCAAATCAAAGGCAGTACTTAAATTATTATTTAATGATAATGGTATAACATTCCCTTGTTGATTAAACACCCCAACCTTTGAAATCTTTAAATAGTTAGCAGGTAATGTTACAGTCAGGTTTGAATTTACAGGAAGTTTAACTGACTTAATAGAATAAAAAGCATCTATCCCTAATTCAGTCATTGCACGAAATCCTAAGTGCCATAATTTGTAATATTTATGGTTAGAAAGTTCTGCTTCATCCATGTAAGCGGTGATACATTCATCAAGTTGTATCCACGCCTGATTTTGACTACCCATTTTAATTAATTATACTGTTGCCAATATTGTATCCTGTGTCATCAGGAAAAACCTTTGTCCGTTATCTTCAATTGGTTCACCCCATTCGTGTGTCCTGAATACTATTTCCCCCCCCCTAAATTGCATTGGCATTTCCTTAGTGCCATTCCCAACTGCGACTATTTCTCCCATATCCGATTCCGATCTAAATGATTCAGGAACAATTATACCTCCCTTAGACGTTTCTTCTTCTAAAAATATCTTTACTAATACCTGATTTTTTATAGGTTGTATCATTTCTTTTTAGGTTTCTTTTCTTTTTTAGGTTCTGTTACTGTTGTTTCAGTTGCGATACTTTTAGTTACCGTTCCGGTTAACACAGGTTCACCATCTTTTTTCCATAAAGAATACTCGTATTCTGAATAAAATTTATACTGCCCACTTAACACATGAACTGTAACCATTTTATTTTCAGCATCAAATTCTGCTACTTCAACTTTTTCTCCGTCTGGTTTTATGTATGTTCCTTTTTCCATTTTGTTTATTTTATGCTATGTCTTGACCATCATTATTCAAATCCTGTTTAACTGCTCTTTCAAAACCTAATTGGTTTTTAACATACTCTGATATTACAGGGAAGTAATCATCAGGCACAGTAAATTCACTATTTAGATCAGTACTATCGCCACCTGATATAAGCGTAACTGATGCTGTATATCTGAATAGCAATATAGTTGTTAGTGCATATAAGTACTTGCCTTCTGACTTATATAAAATCTTGTTTGGGATAGGACGCATACTTTGAAAGTAAGTAGCTTGACTTTCTGATATTGGGATACAAGGTAAACTCACATTCCCATCAGCATCTTTAAATTTCAAAGTTGAAACGCCTTCGTTTCTGCCTATGCCTACGGGTATTTGAGGTAATGTTATCTTCCAAACGAAATTCTCATCTTTTGAAACTACTATCCCTTTAAATGTTGTATAAAAACTATTGTTTACAAATCCGATTCCTTCAAGTTGAATATTGTCTTTATAGCATTGTTTAGCCGCTAATGCTACCCCATCATTCAAATACGAATTAGCAAGGTTGTAGGTAATTGAAGCGTCATCAGTTGGCTGTGTGCCATATATCTGCCTCAATATTCTTTCTATATAAAATTTCCTTGTAGCCATTTTATGTATTTGAATCCGTTATTAAATCCGCTACTGTTTTATCAGTATAAAATTCCACGCTTTCAGTATAACTATTATTGGTTGAAATTACTTTTATTTTAGAATTAATAGTAGCTGTACTCATTGTGATTGTTGGTTGCAATGGTATAAATATAACTGATTGTGTTGGAAATCCAATCACTATGCCACCATTATTTCCCCAATCATTTAGGTCTTGACCATATATGTAAGCTGATACATGATTTGCCATTATTGACCTTGTGTTTTAATTTGTTGACTATATCCAATTACCACATTAAGTTGCAGGTTGACACCAACTATTGCCAATGCCCTTACTATTATTTCAAACATACTTGCATCATCCCAAACTGGCTGTGTGCTTCTTACTTCTGAATATACAGGTCTGCCATTAGAATCTTCCGTGTAACCCCAAACAACATTAGGAGGGTTTCTTACATAGCTTAATTTTGCTGCACTTATTGAATCAGGGAAAAACCTAAATCCTGTATCTTCTACTAAATAAAATGGATTTGTTTGATAAGGGTCTATTACTGAATTATAGTATGACCACAAAGAATCCTGCTGCACGTATCTTATCCTGTTATACCCGTAATAACTCCATACAGCATCTACATTAAGGAAATCTCCGGGGTATGGTGAATAACCTGAACTATCAACATTGAGATTGTAACCATAAATTATTGGTGACAGCCGTTGCCTTACATTTTGATTGTTCCCTAATTCCACTCTTGCAATAGGTCTGCCCTGCATGTAAGTATTAAAACTACCTAATAAATATGAAGCGTATGATTTTTGTGCAATATTGAAAGATGTATCAAAGTCATTAGGACTTAGATAGCCATTCTGCTTGTTTTTTGCAGTAGCATAGAGCATTAATTCATACGCTTCATTTACAGTCATCTTTTTTTTATTTTACTGTTTTTTGTAACCTATCTAAGAAAGTTTTCCCTTCTTCCGAATTTGTCATGGCTAAATTGACAAGATATTTTATAGGTTCTTCTTGTTTAGGTATGGCGCAAATAATTCCTCCACCATTTGCCCAATAAATCTTACCCGGCTCTCTACCTATTTCAATCAATGAATCCAAAATACCTTTTCTTACTAACCATCCAATTTCAACCTGCTTAGAACCCAATGTATCTTTAAAGTACTGCGGATTCCTTTTTGCATACCTTGTGTATTCTGCTCTTATCCCGTCTGCTGATTTAGGCAATCCCAAATCATTTAAAAGCCTTATTCCTAAAAATGCAGCATGTTTTATCATCTTATCTTCCGGTTCTCCCTTTGCTGCGATAGCCATTTCCAATTCAAAATCTTCTCTTTCAAATGCCATTTTTTCTTCTTTGGCTGCATCGTATTCATAGAACTCATACGGGCTACCCATTTTCTTACTTTTGCTACCTATGTTATGGCTTGATAAGCGCATGAACGTAAGTGCCGTTTGGTCGTAATCCGGTATTTGTATTAACCTTGTTCCACGAATAAAATGTATAGTTCTGTTGTTTTGCCTTACATAATCAGGGCTTAAATCCTTTTGATCTTTCATCCAAACACTTGGAACTCCTGACAATAACCGCATCCTTTCTACATTACCTTTTGGATTCTCTTTGGTAATTGTTTCAGGATTTAAAACATCATCTATGTTAGGAATGTAAACGCCACCTTTTCTTGTATTGTTTACCAACTTAAATATATGATATTTTACGTCACCTTTATCATTTAATGATTGTAAATCTGCTGTTATGCTATTTTCAATCAAATTCGCTTCTTCTTTTTGTGCTTGTTCTCCTGTTACAGAGAAATTCGCATCTTTAATAGTTGCCATTTTATTTTTTAATTTTATAATTACCGTTTAAGAGTTAAGTACTCCCACGCAATATGCGGGCGGTTTTGATTTATTATCATGCAGCTTCCTGCATAATTATTTTGTATAAATCTTTGTATATGAAAATATGCCCTGACCTTATAGGATTCCCTAATGCTGCTCTTGAAATAGTAGCTGTTGGCAATGAAAAGAACCCACTTACCTCTTTTGCTGATGGGAACTCGGTGATTATTTCAAAATCATCATTCAATAAATAAATTGGTCTTTTAACTGTTTGGCTTTTTACAAAACTAATATCTATACGAAAAGGGTGATTTTCAGTTTTATCCCTAAAATGATACCCATTACAATGTGTCTTTCTACCTAAAGCCGATTCGCTTACTCTTGAAGGTTTAACACCTATAAAAATCCCTGCTTGAGTATAAGATTCAAACTCTTTCACAAAAACTCCATAAGTATCATATAGCAAAACTGGTTTCATAACAATCATTCTACCCTTATTTACCCCCCATTCAGGTATTTTTATGCCATTAATTTTATTATATTCAGACACTTCCTTAGACCTCCTATTTTTAAAATCGTCCGTATGATTTTTCCCATAAAAAGGATTCCCTTCACCTGAATATCTTTTGGATTGCTTTTCTCTTAAATCTGTCTTGTGCATCCATGTTGACCTTTGACCATCTCCCCCCTTCGTCATATTCAATCCATTACAATTGTCATAGCAATATGTCTTTAATTCTGCTATCCAAAAAATCTCACGTTCATCCATAATTGAATCATCAACTTCTTCTATTACCTCCAAGTTGTGAGCATCCCAACCATACTTTCTAATACTATTATGAAGCATTATATTTTTATCTGCCTTTGCTGAACATTTATGAGAACTAATTCGCTTACGCAAATTGTACGTTTTACCAACATAAATTTTCCCGCTTGGACTTATTATTTTATATATTACTCCCATTTTTATTTTTTAATTAGGCGGCTTGCTTTTTATTTAAGCAAACCGCCATAACTAATTGATTTTAAGAACCTTGTATGTTAACGAATTGATTCGCTGCACATACACGTGTGCCCCTGTAGGTTATCATCTCTACATTATCGTTCATAGTACCCGTAGTTGGATTTTGCGAACCACCTCCCCACTGCCATACTCGAATACCATTTCCGATAGTACCGCCTTTATTTGGCTGCTGATACATAACGGTTATATTTTTATAGGATTTTGTAACATCTTTTGCATCACGAGTTTCCCCTTGAGGTGCAATAAATCCGTAGTTCCTGAAATAATCAACCGCTGGCGTAGTTCCGGTTGTGTATTCAGAGTTGAATTGACGGTATTTTTTAACCTTTAGCATATAGCCATCAATATTGATGCCCCTTGCTCCGTAATTAATCATGGCTTCTTCTGACTTTTCATTAGCCCCCCACACCCAACTTCCGGCAGGGAAAGCGGCAAATAAACCATCAGAGAAGTTTTGATTTTGGAAAATATCCTGCATCCATATTCCTTCATTGGCACAACCATTAATATCCATTACCCTTGTGATTTCATGCATTTTTGCAATGTCAAGGTTGCCCGGAGTGTAACCAACGGTTTCGCCATCAGCAAGGATTTTTGGAAGAATACCTTCCGAACCAACAGATGTGCTTGTTGTTAATCCGGTGTTGTTTACGATATTACCACGCATCAATTTACTTTCCACGTAGTTTTTGAAACGGGTGTTTGATTTAACCAACCCTTTCAATGTAAACAAACTTGTTCCGGCTTGTGCGCCACCCGCAGGTGTATCACCTGAAAAACCACCTGTGTAATATACTTCGGTCATTTCAGCAAGATCGGTAGCACTCCATGTTTCCCTCATTTCCGTAATTGTATTGGTGTATTTTTCATCCAATTGAATTAACGGAGCGATAGAACTTGAAGCCTCACCTGCATCCATATCTCCACCAAAAAGCAATACGTCAGTAGCAAGGAAACTTGAACTTCCAGAAGATGCCAAAGACTGTGTGCTTATTTTTGGTCTAACTGTAAATGTGAACGCATTTGCTGTTGTGCCTGTAATTGCAAGGATTTCACCTTCCACGTTTGTAGAAGCAACCCTTACTGTTTCACCTGCACGAAGCGGAGTTTGCGTTCCTGAATTGTAGTGATACCCTGATGCCAATGTAAGGGTAATTGTTGCACCTGCACTTGCAGATACGTTACCTGATGTTTGGATACCTGTCATCAGTTTGCCCCTGTTTTCAAACCAAAAGTATTCACGATTCATAACTTGTTCCATACCACCGTATGTTGCAAGCCACCATGTAAAATCTTCGTTGCCGTACTTTTCAACGTAATTTTTATAGTACTGTGGTGTCAATAACTGTAAGTCAGATACTAACGCCCTCGTCACCCCACCAACGATGCTAATATTGCCCGGTTGGAGGATGTTTGAAGTTGGTATTCCCGTTGCCATTTCTTTTTTAATTTAAAATTTGAATGAATAGTGAATTAGCCATTCTTCCAAATATGTTCAATTTGCTTATCCATTTCGGATTTTTCACCGTTTGGTTGGAATACTGATTGTTGACCGCCTACATTAACATTTGATTTAACCTTGATGTAATGCTCTTTCATTTTAGAACCGATTTCATTTGCTACCTTTTGAAAGACTTTTTCTTTATCCCTTAACAGGACAATATCATCCATCATTTGTGTAACATTTGGCGTGCCGTCTTGGTTAAACCAACGGCTTCCTATAAAGCCGTCAACATCAAAATTTTCCAGTTCAGCCTTCAAAGCTACTTTTTGTTCATCAGGTACAACGTAGTTTGCAGGTATCTCGACTTCCTCGTCTTTATACTTAAACTCGTACCCATTGAAATTCTTGTAATCGCTTTCAAGTTTTTCTAAGAAGTTTTTCCTGATTTTATCTATTCTATCCAATTCCTCTTGGCTTTGAACTTCTGTTTCAGGTTTCGCTTCTTTTTGAATATCTGGTAGTACTAATTCCGAATTAAATTTAGCCAATTCAGGCTTTGCAAGTTTCGCATCAATAATCCTTTCCATCTTAATCTCTGCCACTTTACTTTCCCACTCATTGTGCCTTTGCTCAAATTCTTCTGCTGTTTCACTTGCTAATTCTACTGGCTCTCTTGGTATCGAATATTGTTTGTTAAACTTATGTTCTATTTCTTTATCCGATAAATCCTTATGCTTTAACTTTAAACTTAGTTTGATAATATCTTCTGCCGTATCATCGCTAACGTCTGCCGAAACTAAATTTTCAAGTTTTTCCTGCGTTTCTAAAAATTCTTTTACTGCTTTCCTGCTTTCCGGTTTACCTTCCCTTAGTAATTCATGTATCTGCTTGCTTTGGTCGTTAGCAAAAACAATATCATCAGTTTTCTTGTTTTTGAGTTCTCTTAACTCATTTATTTCTTTGTCTGCAAGTTCTTCATTTTCCCAACCCCATTTCTTTTTAAGATATTCATTAGGATCAATAACTTCTTCATTTGAAGCAGTACTTATAGAAGTGCTTACTTCTTCGACTTTTTTTTTGCCATCATCAACAACTATTTCCGTTGTCGCTGCCGCCCCCGTTTCTTCTGTATTGTTTACTGCTTCTTGCAAAACTTCTGTCGGAGGCGTATCACTCCAACTCCCACCCGTAAAGGGTGCGTCTAATGTTACAATTTGTTCGTCTGCCATTTTAATTTTATTTATGTTTAAGAATTAACTAAGGGCTTTATTACCCCAAATTTATATGGATTTTATACCATAAATATTATCTCGGTGAATTTAAAAACAAAATGCATTTACCAGTTGTAGCTGCGCTCGCTCCGCCTATCTGAATAAATTTAGTAGAAACTATGAACTTAAAGTTCCCTGCTGCTGCAACGGCTGTTACCGTTGCTCCCGATGCTAAATTAGTGCCTTGTATTGCAGTAAAGTTTGCTGCGGAAGTTGCATTCCCATCTGTAACTGCCTGTACTGCTCCCGAATCGTTAGTCCCTAATACATTTATTGTACCTGATGGAGTACCGCTTAAATGTATTGTAAGGTTTTGCCATTCACTTACATCTAAATTTACTGTATTATTGGCATTTAATTCATCCGTTATATCTCTTGAATATGATAACATGGTTTTATATTTTAATTATACAATTGTTATTGTTTCTCCTTCGGCTAATAAGCCTGGTGTGCTTGATGAACTAAAATTATCATCCGGCATTGTTGGTGTAATCTTAAATGAACTACCATAGTAATCAACTGATGATACATTCCCCGTATAACTGCTGCTGCCATTAGTGCATACCTGACCTACTTCTATTGTAGGTAGTACATTAATAGTGTCACTTGAATCAAGATGCACTATAACATCTTGCCCCTTTAATGATTGACTTGCTATTTGTGCTGTTACTGTTGCCATAATAAATTAATTTATACTGTTTCTTGTAATTGTGGTTGTTGTTGCATTTGTGGTTCACCTCCTTCTACTTGTTCTTGCGGAACTTGTTGCTGTTGCTGCGAATCCCTCATTTGCTGAATCATTTCTTGCTTTTGCATTTCATTAGATGCTGCTAATGGAATCATGATATTTTCTACCACTACATTTACCAATGGCTGCAAGTTTGCAGGAATCGGTTCTCCTTTAGAAAGCAAAGATGTTACCATTGCTACTACTGCATTTTTGTTTGATGTTTCTCCATCAAACCTTGCTTTCTCCAAATCTATTTCACCTTTTACCTGTTCTGTTCTTTGTTTACCTGCCTCTGATGCTTTATTAGATTCAATTTGTGCCTTAAATGTTGCATCTTGATTTTGTGCTGCCTCTGATGCCCTATGTAATAACATTTTCTTTTGACCTTGCCTGTACAAAGATTCAGCTAACTTAACATCTTCTTTTGCTATTCTCATTATTTGGAATTGGTCAATGAATAAAACCAAATCCTGATTTACCTGTAAGGCATTGTTAAGCATGGCTTCAAAGCCCGCAAGCTGTAAATTGTCCGGCAGGAATTGTATTTTAGTTCCAAACATTCTACCCTTTACAGTTTCTTCATTAACTATTTTTCTGTATGCCTGTGAACCATATATTACAGATGTTTTCAGTAAGCAGGATATTTTTTTAGCCGTATCAGCCATACATAATGCATAAGCATTGTAAAAATAATCTGTGGCAAATGCCGCTTGTTGTTGTGCTGTGTCTATGTTTTGAACTGCTACTCTTGGTTGCGCTGCTTGTGTTATCAGGTTAGGATCTTCGCCTAATTCATCTTTAACTATTTGATAGTGCTTATCGTAAAGCTGTATTAATCCCTGCAATTGATTTAGGAATCCTGAATTTTGAAGTTCTACGATAGGTACGGGAACTGCATTTCCTTCCGCATCCCTCCCACGCCAATACAAATCACCTGTTTGGTCGTAAAGTTTTTTTACATCAATGCTTTTATTCTGATCTCCTAATCCGTAATCAATGTTTTGTATTGCATCCCAATTTATCGCTGCTCCTGTTGGTCGCATTTTAGCCACCAATTGTTGCATTTTCAATCGTGCAATAATCATTTGGTCAACTGGCTCTTGTATCTTTTCAGGGATAGCAAGTGTAGTCATATCATAGTTTTGCACCATGAAAAATGAATACGAGAACTCTGCGTTACCAATTTCTTTAGGGTCTTGTGGGCGAATCATATTCTTTTTCAATCCCCATTCAAGAACAGTTTGAGTTGCCCTTTCATATACGCCCCTGTAAATATTTATCTTAGTATCTTCAACAACTTTATCGTTTTCTTCAACCTTGTCCGGCTTGCCTTTCTTTATTATTGTACTTTTATTTTTCTTAGTGGTTGTTATTGTGTAGGATTCACTATCTACTGTCTTTAGTTCAAATTCAAGTACGGTAACATTCCATTCATCGTAAGGTCGGATAAAGGTTGTATTCCAATTCGTAAGCCATGTAATGTTATCGTAAAGTTGGTATTCTTTCGCTGTTTGTGCTATTTGGAATATTTTTTCTTCCGTTAATTTACCGCCAAATTCAACGCTATATTTTTTACGGAGTTCACTAATCTTCATGGTTCTCATAACCCCTCTCCACGTTGTATCTCTAAAATCAGGAAAATCAGAATAAGAATAAAAGCAGTTTTCAGGTTTCAGCCAATCTACATGAATAACTCCATCATCATCCATGTATGTATAAGTTCCTACAAATCCTGTAACTGCACTATCATGCAGCATTTTTTCTTTCAGAACATCAAACCATCCACAAGATGCAAGCACATCATTGCAACCCATTTCATATTCTATTTCTTCGGGAGTTCTTTGAAATTGATTTTTCCAAAGTATCAATTCTTCTTTATCTGCGGGAATTTGTTGGTCAGGTATCATCTGAACCCCTGTCTTTTCTTGCAGTTGTTCAAGTTGCCTTTTGTAATCAATAATAAATTCTAATTGCTGATATTGTTCTTCTTTATCTTTTATTGAAAGGGAATCGGTTGCTGTTACTTGGATTTTTTCATTTTTATTCATCCACCTGCCTACCAAACCTGAAATTATACGATTAACTATATTGATTGATTGCCAGTTAAGATTAGCATAATTTATCTTGCCATTAAATTCAAGCAAGTCCATAAATTTCTGCATGTTAACCCTACCGTTAGCATAGTTTCTATTGGTTCTCCAACGCTGATTCCGAATCCAAAAATAAGATGAAGTGCCACCATTGACTGTACTTTCAATGTATTGCGCCAAAGACTTACCGTATGCCCAATCAGATTTCTGTTGGATACTTAAACTATCAAGCTGGAAGTCTTTTAAAGTCTGTCCTGTACCTCCACTTGTGTTAACTTGGTTAACATTAGGCATTTAAAATAGGTGTTTTCCAATCAAATATAGATATTTTTTATTTACCAAAGCTATTTTAAGAAATATTTTTAATTATAATTTTCCAATACCCCTTGTTGATGGTAAATATTTATTAATGGAGTTTTAGGAGGTGGAGGGGTTATATCTTTTTCGCTTAAAACCGCATTTGTTATTAAAAAAGATACCGTTATATCCGATTTGGTTCTATCATTAGGGTCAAATGTTTTGGCGTCATCTAAAAGTTCCTGAAAATCTATTTGGTCGCAATCGTTTTCAAAGTAAGATACACCCATATCTGCCTGTATTGTTAAACTATACGGAGTTGTAGGAACTCCCTTATGTCTTTCAGTACTTTCTACTTTTGTAGGATCAATTAATATAATAGGATACAGCCCTAAATAAAGTATCCTCCCTCTTTCTTTAAAGTATGAGTAGTAGTCGTCACTATTATGCTCATAATAGGCTTGTACACCTAACCATTCTGCACATAACAATACCTGTTCATGCAATAATGATTTTTCATTCGGTCTTCCATATAAATGTCCAAAAACCTTTTTCCTTTTACCATCTTTAGCCCTTTTACCTGCCCATGCAGATGCCCTTGACCCCCATTTCTGACCACCTTGACTATTGGAATAGCCATCAATACCTATTGCCCCAAAAGATGTATTAGATGGCTTTCTTAATGACCCTTGTATCTCAAAATTATTTGATGTTTGTTCTGAAAGAGGGAAGTCAGGAGATACTTTCCAATGAAAAGATTTTTCTTTACTAATAATATCTCTCCATTTTACCTTTTGAGTATTTTCATCTCTAAAAAACCAAATACTTCTTTTAGGTACGGGGCTATCTTCTAATTCTTTTTCTCTCTTTGCCATATTGAAAGAATTAAAAATACAGCTATCTGCATCTATACTAAACGCTTCTTCAATAGTTAACGGCTCTTTTCTAATACGTGCAAATAAAGACCTTTGATTATCCTTTACCCCTTCTCTATCAGATAGTATTTCTCTTTCAGTTCTTACTTCATCAGCATATCCATACTTGTCAAAATACCTTGTTCTTTTAGCAGACATAAAAAACCTATACAAGCCACTACCTGTCATGCCATTCTCTTTCTTATTATTCTGATTACTTTCGTTCCATAAAGCCTTAAACGCATCTTGAACACCATCCTTGTCGCTTTCTATTTTTTCTACTGTTGTAGTATATAATGCTTTACCAATTATTTGACCTTCGTCATCCATTAAGCAATACCTAATAACCTCATGCCGTTCATACACATCTGCTTCCACAGTTTTTCCGCACTCGTCTGCTACATATCTATGTAATTTTTGTCCATCATAAGAAATTTTATCTGATGGCTGATGATCTATGCCTCCGCCAAGTTCATCTTTACTTATTGCGCTTTCAGCTTTTTTACCTCTTACGTTTGTTTTTTGGAAACGCATTTCCGATTTAGGATTAACACCTAAACTCATGTCATATTCGGGTCTAAAAAACTTAGGTAATCTTCTAAATGGATTTACTACTGTTTTTCCAAAAAATTTAGAAGCATCCTTACCTGTCTTAGACTGGATACCTCCAAATGTCATTTTAGTTCGTGTAACATATTCTGTCAAAAATAATCCTGCCCAAAATGATTTACCAAACCTACGCTTAGTAACTTCAACCATACCCATACATAATGGGTCTTCTATGCAGTATTGCATAAAATATGCTTTCTCTAAGTCAGGGATACGGAATTTAGGAAGCCCTATATCAATAGACCACCACCTAATATACAAATAATGCGTACCTGTTAAGTACACATCATCTCCATTGTTTTTATACCAAAAACCATTAAGCCTTCTATCCCATTCTTGCCTTTTAAATTCCTCTAATTTTTCGTCATAAAAATCAGGGTCTTCATCTTTCTTTTTCTTATCATAATCATCCCACGCCTGCATAGTGTCTTTATACCAACTTGGCAATGCAGGTATTTCCCAATATTGTTCTTCTTTAATATCAGATCGTGAATAAACATCTCTATGTTCTAATTTCTTTGTAAGTACATTATAAACATACCCAACAGGAGGTAAGCAACATTGCAACCCCTGAACATCAATAATTTTACCGCCTTCTATTTTATCGTACATTACCTATTAGATTTACCCGCCAACTCCCCTATTGAATCAGCTATACTTTCAGCAGTGGTTATTTTTTTAAACACAGGCGTATTGGTGTCTTTAGCTTCATCATTTGTTATACCTGCGGTATCTCCTAATGCTTTTACTGCTACTGCTATACTTGCACTATCATTCCATACAACCTTTAACCTTTCAAATGTTTTATCTTTTGGGTCAGTCAAATCAAGCGTACTAAGGTTTGATTTATTAAGCATATCTGCCATTTCATTCATTTTACGATTGAGGGCATAAAATAATTTTGCACTGCCATTCTGCTCATAAAGGCTTATTACTTTTTCTGCTTCTTCTAAGCTCCTTGCCATAAATTACGATTGATTTTCGTTTTTCTTTTTAGTGTTTTTATTGTAGAGTAAACCTAAGTGGCTAAATTTTGGTCGGTACACATTGCTTGGGGCATCACTTTGGTCGGACATATTTTTCTTTGCGTACTTAGCCATGTTTGTTACGGCTTCTAATTCTGTTGGATTGCTTATGGATTTACCTTCATCGGTAACTATGCCGCTATATGTGCCATATTGATTTTTTACTGTACCACTCATTTTTACCTTTAGCTTTTTACTTTTAGGTTTATCATCAGTAGGCGGAGTTTCAGTTTTTGTTATTTTTAATTTCATGGTTAATGATTAAATTGGTTTACAGTCTTTATCACTCAAACCTACAAAATATTTCCCATTTTTTACCAAATTAGTCAAATCATCCATTATTGCGATAGCTTCCGGTTCTCTAAAATTTTCATTATCGCCAAATGGTCTAAACCGTATAATTCTTTCCTCAATTAATTTTTCGTTTTGGAATATTACCTCATAATCGCACCCTTTTAAAGTTGAAACGACTTTGCCTTTTAGCTTTCCACTTGTGCAATAAAGTACATCTTTAATCTTTGTATGTGGAACATTTTCAAGTAACCCGTTGTAAGGCTTAAACACTCTTAATGCCGTTTCAAACACGGTGCATGGATTCCATTCTGAGTTATCTACTCTCCACAAAAAACATTCGTTTTCTTTTATAGAGTAATATTTAACATCTGCTGATGATTCACCATTTATTAATTTTTCAGCACCAAATATTCTGTTTGTATCATGCAAAGCATTATGATGTATTAGTACTTCTGCCCCTTTTGGTATATTTTCTGCACTAATAACTATTGCATTTACAGGTTCGGTTTCTCGCCTGTTTAAGTTATTGTACTGCCTTTCCAATCGGATAGTAGTATCATTTAACTTTGTATAGTTTTTATACTCCGTATTTGCTACCACGATAACCCTCCCAACTGTATGCCTTAATGGTATATCATTATTTATTGCGTTGGATGATTTTTGTTCTCTTTGCTCCCATGCCTGTGAAGATTTAGATAATTGATCTTTTTCAATTGCAAATATATCATCGTTGTTTAAATGATTTATCTTAGGGTCTATTACAAAATGCTTACTCATAATTAATTTTTATATACTCTTTCTTTTGCCCAATCTTGTATCAATTTAGGCAATGGTTCATCTATTGGTTTAATATCTGTTTTAGGGTCAAACCACAAGTCAGGGTTGAATAATTCACTTTCATCAAGTTTACTATCGTAATGCTCCATACCGAAAACATCAACCTGCATATTGATTATCTTGCTTCTCATTACCTCTTGCTTACGGACAAATCCCATGTGGTAAATTCTTATCCTATCGGTAAAATCAAATGTGCAGGTATTCGCCATTAGGCTTTCCGCATCTCCACAACTTCTACAACTTATCTTGCCTAACCTTAATACTTGTGTACTACATGGCTTTCTTTCCTGCGGAACATTTAGCTGCATATAAGGTGTTCTCCAAAGATTAACCCTTGTACACATATAGCTTTCTTCATTGGTCTGTATGGCTTCTCTTATGGCAGCATAACTTTTCTCATGCACTATTTCATCAGCCTGTAAATTAAAGTTGTATTGAAAGCCTAAACTGTCTGCATACTGAATAGCTACGTTAGTGAAATAGTTCAATTTCTCTTTACCGCTTTGGCTTTCCCATTCTTCTTTTGTAATAACTATCACATTTATTTTTCCTTCATTTTTTTCAGCTATCTCCATAACATCTTCCAAAGTGCCATCATCACCACCTGCTGCAACTACAACATGGTCGCAAAATTCAAGTAAGCATTGTATTGCCTCCTTAAAACAATAATCAAAAGTATTACCCCTATAAACAAATAGTGTTCCGCAAAGTTTATCCATAATTATTTTTTTATAAGGAAAATGCCAGTACCATTCCACCACCCAAAATCTCCGCAATCGCTCCTGACGCTGCTGTCCAATATTGCAGCCCAAACTATTTTTAATCCAGCTTCCCGTATTCCATCCCATGTACCCTGCTGCGGTTCATTCCAGTTAAAGTCGTCAATTAATACTATTGTTTCTTCGGCAAAAAATTTAGAGAAATACGTAATCCCTTTTTTTTGACTTTCATAATCATGCGCTCCGTCAAATAAATACAAATCTATTTTGTTAGGAATATCCTTTTCTGTTACCGTGAAATAATCTTTTTCAAGTAGTTTATACATATTAGGTATATGCAAATCACAATGTTTTAAAAAGTCTTTTTTGGCATTATGCCCCTCATCAAAAAGAGAAAAATTATCAATCCCAATAGCTGATTTTAAATTATGATTACCATAAACCGTACTTATCAAAGAACTACCTACATGAGAACCGCACTCTAAATAATGAGTACTAATAGCCCCTAAATTATTATACAAATGCCTATTATTCGGGGCTATATACCCACCAACGCCATCAATTGCATCTTTGGATAATTTAGATTCCCCTGCACCTTTTCTTGCAGTATCAATAATTTCTTTTAATTGTTCTAACTTATTCATATATTATTTTTTAGCTTCAATAACCATTGTTTCGGGATCAAATTTAATTACACCATCACTTTTTATTTTGAACTCTTTTCTTAAATAATCTTCATTTGCGCCTCTTAAAACCCTCTCTAAGCAATACTCTTTATTAAAATTAGTTTCACCCGGCTCTTGCACATGAACTTCACTATACCCTACTTTTTGTAAAACCTTTTTGCATAGTTCGGAAGTCCAAATGAATTTATGATGATGCCCTTTAAATAAACTATCCATCATAAATGCGATAGGTTCTTCCCGTATCCCCTCCAACCCCAATTCTTTTAATATAGAATCTTCATTAGGATAATAATGTTTAGTTTGAATATCGCTATAATGCTTCCCAAAAGTATCGTTTTTAAGTTGGATTATTTTATCTATACAAGGCATCGCTATTCTAAATACCCCGCCTTTCTTTAAGCATTTTAATGATTCTCTCATAAACCAAATACAATCATTCATTGAAAGATGTTCCCCAACGTGTTCAGTAAAAATACAATCTACGCTGTCCTGTGTCTGTTTTAACGACAATGTTAAATCTTGCTCGTCTTCAGGGATGCTCACCCATCCTTCAGGTGGATTATCCCAATGTCCTCCGTATATTACTTTCATGCTATTAAATGTTTAAACTTAGGTTGATTATACAATAGATATTTAGGAAAAGATTCATCAATTTCAACTTTTTGAAATTGGCTTTCACCCCATAAAGACAATCCGTTATTTATTTTCCTTTCTACTTCTTTTTTATTTATGTATTGTTCTGTATTAAATTCTTGATGAGAAAAACTTTTTATTTTATTTATGACATAATCCGCATCTCCTGCATAACTAAAATGCCAACCACCGTATTCTATTTCTGACGGGAATCCTGAATTTCTAACTTCATTAGGTGTTGTATTTTTTAAATATTCATAAGTCATTATTTTAGGAGCAACCCATTTTTTTACTTCAGTCAAGAAATTAAATTTGTACCAAAAATTATACATCCTTAACGCAGTCAATCCCATTTCTGAATTGTAAGATTTTACAGCTTTCATAGAAGGTATTTCATCAGCATCAGAAATAATAACTATATCGTCATCTTTTGCCCCCAAAATTTCAAGTGCTGTTAAAATGTAATTCCTTTGCGTCTTCTCGTTATCCCAAGCATTCCCATTGTTTGGTACATTATTACAAAGGAATGGTTTTACGTTATAAGAATACAGGTTAGCAAAATCCCAATACTTTAATGCATTACTTTTACCTGAAAATGTAAAACTGCTTTCGATAAGAACATGAGTAACATCTAACTCTTTTAGTTCTTCGCATCTTATCTGCAAGCATTCTTTTTCACCGTTATATAAAAAGCAATCGTATATCATCTCTTGTGAAATAAATTTATTGCGTCAATAACTTCTTCTGTTGAACTTATGCAGCATGGCGGTTTTTGTTCATCAAACATACATGGCACACCGTTAGTTCCTCCTTCTATATGCCAACAATTTTGATTGATGCATTTTTGCTGTATAACATACACATTAGTTAAGTCAGGATGGATATAGTCAGGATTTACACTTCCAAAAAATAATATACACGGCTTATTGTACGCAACTGATATTCCGGCAGGTGCTGAATCAATCCCTATAAATAAGTCACACCCTGCAATAAGAAACTTCATATACCCTACGCTTGGCGTATTTATTTCTATTCCGCATATCTCATGCCCACCTTTACCAATTTGAATTACTGTATATCCGTATGCTTCTAAATGCCTTTGTATTTTATCCCATTTAACACCAAATATGTTTCTATGTGTTGTTTCTCTTTCATCAATATGCACAACGGCATACTTCTTAAACATTTTTGTTTTTGCATCTACTAATGGATAAAGTGTTGGTCTTGTTAATTCATAATCCGTAATACCACAAAACTCAAAATAGCTTTTTAAATAATTTTGTCTTGGCTTTACTTCGTATGCAAGGTCAAGGTTTACTTCTTTTTCAGGCTTTATTCTTCCCTTATCAAATTTAGAAATATGCTTTACAGGGAAATAGTGTTGGGTATATAAATCAAAAAATGATAACGGAATATCAAGAACAACATTATACCCTTTCATTGCGTAGTACCGCATAACTGGTTCTAAAATCAAACAATCCCCCAAAGCAGCAGTACGCTTTAATACCACCGTTGGTTGGTATGCCTGATGAAAATACCCATGAAATCCAAAAGTTTTACACTTAGGTTCTCTTAATTCAAATGAAAAAGTATCGGCTAATTCTTCGGAAGGGAACTTTATACCATATACTTTAATTAAATAATCACGGTATAGCCTCCCTATCGCCTGATCTTCTGGGTCTGATGCTGTTATAAAATCATCTTTACCTAATGCTTCTTGTAGTTTTTTTGACCTTAGTGAAAACCCTCCGTTGCCTACATTTTTCCCATCTACATATAGCCACGGTGCGCCTATGTAATCATAATTATAAAATTCATCATTCCATGCATCTCCATTTAATATATACCCATCATGCTGCGCTACTAAAACAAAGTCTGTATCAAAATACTTGTATAGTTCCTTTATGCAAAATTCCGAATACTGCTCCTTGCTTGATATTGCAGGTATTTGTACAACTTCAATACCGTCAATTTCTAATGGTATATCTGTCAATAAAACAGTCCTTGCAGCTTTGATTTGTTCATTACATTTTTGAAGTGCTGCGGTTGCTAATCCGTAGTTGTAACAATCAATTGCAATTATTGTTATTCTTGGTAATTCAATCATAATTCACCTTTGTTTTTTTTGTGAACATTTTTAAGTCTTTTGTATAATGCTTTTTGCTCTTGTTCAGATTTACCTTTACCAAGTAATTTTGATAAACGCTTTAGTTTCTTTGCTGACTTCCCTTTCATTTTTTGTTTATTAATTTCCTGAAATAAAATTCAATCTCTGATTGACCATAATAATCAAAAGCGTTTTCCCCTGTTGGAATAACATTTGGCATACGTGGGAATGTTTCTAAAATTCGTGGAACTTTCAATGCCTCCGCTATCTGAAAACACATTGAAGCATTACCTAAAAAAAACAAAGAATTATTTATAACCCTTGCAAGTTCAAGGAAATCCTTAACCTCCAATAAAGGTATATCTAATCCCCATTGTTCACAAAATAAATCACGTTCTTTTTTTATTCCTGCAAATATTATCTTGTCTTGATACTCTCTTAGAAAATTATAGCAGATAATGTGGTTACGGTATCTTTGAGTGAAGTTTATGACAACCTTATTGTTAGGTTCTTTCCCGTATATTTTTAAATGAGGCTTAGACAGATCACTTGACATTTGAGGAAAAACATAACTATACCAACGTGCCAATGAAGTGTTTGGTTGCCCTGTATATCTTTCAAGCCTTATAAGGTCAAAATCCATATCTATTTCCTCTCCATTGTAAATTCTGTAATCTTCAATATAATCTTGTGAACGAAGCAACGGCACAAGCATATTAAAACCTTCTTTTGTCATCGCTACGGGTTCTCCTTCTTGATTACTATATGGGTGAATAGCCTCTGCATACCCAACTCCTACCATGTTTAACCGTTGGTAAACAACTCCTTTTTTACCCGTTTCTTTATGCATCTGCTTGATCCCTGCAAGGAACGAAATTAAATCCCCGGCAGGCGATGATGTTTTGTAGGTTATAAAATTATCCATATTTTAAAAAAAAAGTATTATTTTTAACCCCGACAAGGCATTTGCCGAAAGTTTTTTCACGATTTAAACCATACTCAATATGGCAAACAACGCATTTTCCGCATACATCTATGGTATAGATGCACCGGGGGGCAATACCGATATTGCAGCAGCAGGTGGACAATTAAATGGATTTACCAGTTCTGGTGTTCATTTCTATCCAACTACTTCTGTAAGGGGTACAGCCCAAGTGACTTGTGCTGCAATAATTGAAGTTTTGCCAACAGGGCTGAATCAAAAAAGTACTAAGTACTATACCGATTCTACCGTTGCAACTTTAGTAACCGCAGCCACTTAAAAAAAAGAACTAATTGTGTTCTGCCCCATGCTTTTGTGTGGGGTTTTTTTATTTCCTTTCACACTTTGCATTTAATGGCTTCCCATTTACATCTGAAAACAATGGTAACTGATCTCCATTTTTTATGCAAAAAGTAGTATCGCTTGGAATTATTGTTCCAACTTCTCCTGCTGTATAAAATGAACACTCCCAACATTCCATCACCCTATCTTTTTTACACCCTACAAAAGCCAATATAGATATAGATATTAATAGTTTTTTCATTGATTATCATTGTTTTAAATCAGGATGCGGCAGCAAGTGGAAGTACTAAAACCACCGCTGCCATCCTA